CGGCCCGATCATCCAACGCGAGTGCATCGCCATCTTCCGGCAGAAGCGAGAGTCCCTCGACGGGTGGGCAGCGATGCATCCTGACGCCAGCGCGGCGAACGGCCTCTATGGATCAAGGCTGATCGAATGCGACGAGTTCGATGGCGTTTGGGGCTGGACCCCTCTCATTGCCGCCATGAGAGCTTACGTCGCCAGCAAGCTCGGCGAGGAAGTAGAACTGCCGTGACGCACCGCACGCACTTTTGAATTGCGTCGAATTGACGGCGATTCAAAACCGCCTCCATAATCGCGCCGTCCCGACCCGCCACGAGGCCCGGTTGACGACAGCCCACCCCGCGAGTGCGCCTCAAGGTGGGGAATTGGCGAGCACCGCTCGAGCTAACCCCGCTGTGCAGGGGCCCAGCCTTCGAGGGAGAGCCGCCACCGAGTTTCGACCGTGGGTCCACAAAGCACGTTGGCGGTGGACATCTGGAAGGGCCAGCCGTGGATTCAGCCCGGGCCCTTGAATAACTGCTGATCCCTGACGTGCTGGCAGGCCGGAAAGACGGCCACTTTCATTCGCAAGGCCGCCCCATCCGAGGCGGCCTTTTTCATTTCCGCTGCGAGGTGGAGAAGCAGGTATCTCGCCGGGCTCATATCCCGGAGAACGCCCGTTCAAATCGGGCCCTCGCAACCAATTGCCTGCCCGATCGGTGCCGTTACCTCGACACCCTTCGCCCACGCGCCTGATCGTGGCGGGCAACCCCTTTCCCCCAAGCGGAGGCCAGCAATGTTCTGTTGGAACCCGTTCGCCAACCTACGCCGGTTCATCCGGCACCAGATGGAGAAGATCATGGCCACACTGCAAGAAGTCCAAGACGCGCTCGCCGAGCAGAAGACCGCGCGCGAAGCCTCCGACGCCAAGGCCGACGCCGCCCTGGCGCTGCTGAAGACCACCGACGAGAAGCTGGACGAACTGCTCGCCGCCGGCACCGGTGCCACGCCCGAGCAGCTGGACGAACTCCTGGCCTCCATCCGTGAGGGCACCACGGCGATCACCGCCCAAGGCGACGAGGCCCAAGCCGCCATCGACGCTGCCAACGCCAGCGGCACGCCGCCCTGACCCCTTTCCCGCAGCCATAGAGCGACCTCGCGCCTGGCGCAGTTGCCACCCGCCTCCTCGGGAAAGACAAGGGCGAGACACCGCTGGCTGCGGTCTTTTCCAGTGAGCGGCGTTATGGCTCGTGCCGACCTAATCCTTTCCGTGCATGTCCGCTGGCCTTGGCTGGTGGTGTTGCTATGGCACATCGGCCTTCAGCGCCTGGCCATGCTGTTGGTGCGGGTGGACACCGACCGACACTCCGTTCATTGAGACACCCCACAGCATGGATCCTCTAGCGCTCGTCCCTTTGCGCACCGGTTGCCCAGCGTGCGGTCAGCAGTTGGGTCTCCTGCACAAACCCGCATGCAGGCTAGGTCTCCCGTGTGGTGGACCAGTGGACATCGTCGATCAGTGTGACCGTGACTACGGCCTTCCCTCGCAGTCGGACCGAATCGAGGCCAAGCTGGATGCCCTCATCAAGGCCCTGGCTGAGGATGACTCCGAGGGCCAGCCTGCCACCACCCTAGACGGTGAGCCAGCAGGGCAGGAGAGGGACTCGAGCCAGGGCTTGGGATAGATGCTTCCTGCTCGGCCTTGCTCGGTGTGCGGCTCTAGCTACACGCCGAAGGGTCACTGCGGCCGCGAATCTCTGTACTGCAGCAATCGGTGCAAGTTGATCGCATGGAAGGCGACTCACGGGTTGACGGCCGCGCGCGAGGCAAAGCGGGCAATTCGGCTCGAGGCCAACAGGGTCAGCGCAGCTGAGGCCCAGATCCGGCGAAACGAGAGGAAGCGGCGAGTCGCCCAGAGGATGGCCGAAAAGGCCGATGCTGCTCAGCGCCGGCTTGCACCATGCCAGACCTGTGGTGGCCCACTCGGTCTAGGGAGAAAGTGGTGTTCGGCCCTGTGCGCCAAGGCGGCGCCCGAGAGTAAGGAGCGAAAGGCTTCTGCCCGCACCGCAGACAAGGCGCGCCGGCGCAACGTGGTGGCCGAGGACTTCAGCCCCTACGAGGTGTTCGCCCGCGATGGCTGGTTGTGCAGGCTATGTGGCGCGCCTACCCCTAGGGCTAAGCGTGGCACCTATGAGGCGGATGCTCCTGAGCTAGACCACATAGTGCCCATCAGCAAGGGTGGGCCACACACCAAGGCCAATACGCAGTGCGCGTGCAGGGCCTGCAACCTAGCCAAGGCAGACACCCTGCCAACAGAGTACCAATGCCTGGGCGCCCAGCCAAGGTATGCACCTATCCAGGCTGCGGCGCACTGACGCACGGCAAGGCAAGGCGGTGCGAGGCTCACCCCTCTACACCGTGGCGCAGGGCTGCTGAGCCAGTCACGCCACCAACCACAACCGCTCGCGGCTACGGATGGGCATGGCAGAAGCTAAGGCTGGCCGTCCTCAAGCGAGACAACTACCTGTGCCAAATCGCTCTAGGCGAAGGGCTGGTCATCTCCGCTACGGAAGTCGACCACATCGTGCCGAAGGCCGAGGGCGGGACAGATGACATGGACAACCTGCAGGCAGTCTCACACGATAGGCACAGGGCAAAGACCAAGCTAGAGGCGGCCAGGGGTGCCGGGGGGTATGTGCCAATTTCCAAGGCATCGCCTCCCTGACCAGCCGCGCAGGTCTTTTTTCACCTCCCCAATTCAAACGTTAGCGGTCGCAAACATGCCAAGACCACGGACCCCCACCAATGTGCTGGACCTGAAAGGGGCCTTCAAGCACAACCCGGACCGCGGCCGTGCGCGCGCCGACGAACCGGTCCCGGTGGGCGAGCTCGTCGACCCGCCGGCCGAGATGCCGCAAGAGGTGGTCGCCCGTTGGCGCGAGATCGTGCGGCTGGCGCACAAGGGGGTGTTGTGTGAGGTTGACGCCCTGATCGTCGAGCAGACGGCCTACCTTCTGCACCTGTTGCGGACCGAGAAGTGGAACGTTCCTGCCCCAATCATGGGCCGGTACGAGGCCTGTCTCGGGAAGCTCGGAATGACCCCGGCTGACCGTTCGAAGGTGTCTGCCATGAAGCCAGGTGAGAAGCGCAACCCGTACGCCGAGTTCGGCTGATCACGCCGCGCTGGCGCTCGGGTACGCCCAGGGTGTCGTCAGCGGGAAGGTTGCCGCCGGCGGCTGGGTCCGCAAGGCTGCCCAGCGACACCTCGACGACCTGACGCGCGCCGAAGGCAAGCGCTACCCGTACGAATTCAACCCCGACGCTGGGGCCAGGGTCTGCCGGTTCATCGAGAAGCTGCCGCACACGAAGGGCAGGTGGGCAGCCCAGAAGGAGACGGTTCGGCTCGAGCCGTGGCAGTGCTTCTTGGTCGTGGTCCTATTCGGATGGCTGAAGAAGTCCAACGGCAAGCGCCGATTCCAGTGGGTGTACTGGGAGATCCCACGCAAGAACGGCAAGTCCATTCTGGCCGCGGGCATTGGGCTCTACATGCTCACCTCAGACGGCGAGTTCGGCGCCGAGGTCTACAGCGGCGCGACGTCTGAGAAGCAGGCATGGGAAGTCTTCCGGCCGGCCAAGCTGATGATGGAGCGGACGCCCGAGTTCGCGACTCATCTTGGCGTCGAGGTCAACGCGAAAACGCTCACTCGGTACAAGGACGGCAGCAAGTTCGAGCCGGTAATCGGCAGTCCGGGAGACGGACCGTCTCCGTCATGCGCGATCGTCGACGAGTTCCACGAGCACGACACGCCGACGCTGTACGACACGATGGAAACCGGCATGGCGGCGCGCGAGCAGCCGCTGATGCTGGTCATCACGACTGCCGGAACGAACATCGCCGGCCCGTGCCACGAGAAGCATGACGAGGTTTGCAAGGTTCTAGACGGCATCCTCGAGAACGAGCAGCTGTTCGGCTGCATCTTCGGGATCGACCAAGGCGACGATTGGGCCTCGCCGGCCTCGCTGAAGAAGGCGAACCCGAATTGGGGCGTCTCAATCGACGCCGATCGGCTGCTCGCTCAGCAGCGCCAGGCCATGCAGAACCCAATGGCGCAGGCCAAGTTCAAGACGAAGCACCTGAACGTCTGGACGTCGGTTCTTGCCGGCGTCATGAACATGCAGCAGTGGGGGCTGTGCGCCGACCCGATGCTCGACGAGGACGAGCTCGCTGGTGCTGATTGCTGGCTGGCGGTCGACCTCGCCTCCAAGTCCGACCTTTGTGCAGAGCAGCGGCTGTACCGGAAGCTCTTCAACGGCCTCCCGCACTACTACCTGTTCGGACGGTACTGGCTGCCGGAAGAAGCGATCGAAGAGCCGGGCCCGAATCACGCGCACTACGCGAAGTGGGTGGAGCAGGGTCTGTTGATCCAGACCGACGGCGCGACGGTCGACTTCGAGCTCATCACCGAAACCGTCATCGCGGACTGCAAGCGGATCAATCCGAAGGAAGCCGTCTTCGACCCGTTCAACGCCGTGCAGATGATGCAGGCGGTGATGAAGCAGCACATCGAGGCTGTCGAGTTCGTCCAGACGCCTCAGAACTTCGCGGTCCCGCTCGACGAACTTGTGACCGCCGTCAAGGATGGACGCTTTCACCACGACGGCAACGAAATGACGACCTGGTGCATGTCGAACATGGTCGCGCGGCCGGCGAAGAAGGGTCTCGTCTCGCCGGTGAAGCAGAAAGACCACCAGAAGATTGACGGAGCCGTCGCCGCAATCATGGCTATCGCTCGCGCGAGCGCCGGCGCCGCGCCCAAGCCCGAGCCGCAACTGTTCTTCGTCTAGGAATCCCTATGGACCGTGCCTATTCACTACTGACGATCAAGTCGGTCGACGATGAGCGCCGCGTCATCACCGGATGGGCGACTACGCCAGACGTAGACCGCCAAGGCGACATCGTCGACCCTCTCGGCGCCAAGTTCGCCAAGGAAATCCCGCTTCTGCTTTTCCACGACTCCAATCAGCCAGTCGGCCGAGTGCGTCTCGGCAAGGCCACGAAAGAGGGCATTCCATTCGAGGCCAGCATCCCGCACGTCAAGGAGCCCGGTCGCCTGAAAGACCGTGTTGACGAAGCCTGGCAATCCCTCAAGTACGGACTCATTGCTGGCGTGTCGATCGGCTTCCGGCCGCTCGAGGGAATGATCGAGGCGATCAAGACTGGGCTCAAGTTCCTCGCCTACGAAATCTTGGAACTTTCGCTAGTGCCGATCCCGGCCAACGCGAAGGCGACCGTTCTCACCATCAAGTCTCTCGACAGCGCATCGCTGGCCGCGTCAGGCCGAAAGCGAAGCGACGTCGACCCACCCCCCGGCGCTTCGGGGACCAAGCAGCAACCCGCCTCTGGCGGGTTTTTTTATTCCCGAAGCCCGAAAGGCACCCAAGTGAAAATTCTGAAAGACCTGCAGGAAAGTCTGCAAACCGCGAACGCTCGCCAATCCGAGCTTCTCGAACCCATCGAGGCCAAGACTGCCTCGTCTGCCGAAGTCGAGGAATTCGACGACCTCGAACTCCAAATCAAGGAACTTGAGACCGACATTCGCGTCGCCTCGTTCCACGAGCGGCAGGCACTGCGCGCCAAGGGCATCGATGGCTCTTCGAGCGAAGCCGCTTCGCGTAGCCGCTCGGCGCGGGACAACCCGGCGGCCAAGAACACCGACCCCGACGACAAGATCCTCGGCGAATCGTTCGCCCGGATCGTCCAGAGCAAGGCCGCCGCCTTCCTGATGGGCGAGTCCCAGGTCACGACGGCCGAGCGCATGTTCGGCAAGACCCATCCGAAGCTCGTGCGGCACATCAAGGCCGCGGTCGCCGGCGGCGGCACCGGTTCGGGCGAGTGGGGTTCCGAGCTCGTCGGCATCGACAACCGCTACACCGGCGATTTCGTCGAGTACCTGCACGGCCGGACCGGTTTCGACCAGCTCGGCTTGCGTGAGGCGCCGCGCAACGTGTCCGTCAAGGGCATGGACGCTCCGGCGATCGGCTACTGGACCGGCGAGTCGAAGGCCATTCCGGCCAGCGCCCCGTCTGCTTCGGCGACCGACCTCCGCTCGCTGAAGATCGCGGGCAAGTGCATCATCTCCAACGAACTGGCGATGGACTCGTCGCCGGGCGCGCTGGGTGTGCTGCGTGACGCTCTCGGCGAAGCCCTGTCACTCCGCCTGGATCAGACGTTCTTTTCGGCCGTCGCGGTCAGCTCGGGCGTTTCGCCGGCCGGCATCGTGAACGGCCTCGCGCAGATCGCGATGGGCAGCCAGGACGCTGCCGGCTTCCGCGGATTCATGAACGCGGCGGCGGCGGGCTTCATTTCGGCGAAGACCGCTTCCGGTCTGATCCTGGCGATGAGTCCGGGCACCGCGCTTGCGCTCGGGATGCTGGTCAACGCGCTCGGCCAGAGCGAGTTCCCGATGTTGACCGAGAGCGGCGGCACGCTGTTGGGCCGCCGGGTCGTGGTGAGCGACAACATCGATCCGTCGATGATCTTCCTCATCAACCCGCGCGAGATCTGGCGGATTGGCGACGACGGCGTGGACTTCGCCGTCTCGCGCGAGGCGATGGTCGAGCAGGACAACGCTCCGCAAGGCGCGTCGGACACTCCGGTCGCTTCCTCGGCGACGCTGGTGTCGATGTTCGACACCGACTCGCTGGCGATTCGCGCGACCCGTCGCGTCGGCTACCTGTTCCGCCGTACCCAAGCGGCGGCGGTCGCATGGACCGACACCGCGGACTTCGGCGGCGTCTCGAGCTAAACCTGATAGCCCCGGCGTCTTCGGACGGCCGGGGCCTTTTCAATCCAATGGGGAGACTACGAATGGGCGTCAAGATGATCGTGCTGAAGGCCTTCCGACCTGGCGGGAGTGGTTCCGCCGAAGTGAGGCCTGGGAGCCTATTCGTAGCCTCGACCGAAGCACAAGCGAAGCTCTGGCGTGCCATTGGCTTCTGCGAGGACGCGCCGGAGGAGCCGGAGCCGCAACCTCGGCCCGAGCTGCCGAAGCGCACCTACACCTACGCGCGCAAGGTCATGGACCCGGATAAGCCGGCGGAGAGTGTGCTCGAGAAGACAGAGCCGACTTCTGACAACCCGCCCAAGCGGAAGTATCAGCGGCGGGACCTGAAGGCCGAGGACTGATGCAAGCCTTCGTTGCCTTCCGTGCCGGCGCGGCTGCAGCGCTTGCCAAGGTATTTTCGGCTGCAGTGTGGTTCGCGCTTTTCCTTGTGGCTGGCGCCGGTCTGGTGTTAGCGGGCATCTTCATGATGCTTGGGCTCGGATGGACGTTGTTCGTCGGCGGAGTGCTGTGCATGGTGGCCGCGGCCCTCGTGCTCGTCGGGATGACTCGTGCCGGGTGAACTGACCGTCTTCTCGGCGCTCCAGGGCGCAGTCCGAACGAAGGCTGCGGTTCCGCGCGCGTTTCAGGATCTCGAAGGCTCACGCGGAGGTTGGTCGCCGTTCTGGATGGGCGGCCGGCCTGCGACGGACTTCGATCGCGACATCAACTGCCCGCCAGCGCGGGTGTCCGGGAACTGGGCGGTGTACTCCTGCACGACGCTCATCGCGGGCGACATGGGCAAGATCAGCCTGAAGCTCCAGAGAGAAGTCTTGCCTGAAGCGCCCGGCGTCTGGGAGGACACCGAAAGCCCTGCGTACAGCCCGGTCCTTCGTAAACCCAACCGATTCCAGACCCGTCAGAAGTTCATCGAAGCGTGGATGCTCTCGAAGCTTAGTGACGGCAATGCCTACATCCTGAAGGAGCGCGACAACCGTGGCGGTCCGAATCGTGGCGTCGTGGTCGCGATGTACGTCCTCGACCCGAACAGGGTCAAGGTCAAGGTCTCGCCGAGTGGCTCGGTCTATTACCACCTCCAAGCAGACACCCTAGCCGGTGTTCCGGAGGACGAAGAGGTCTATGTACCGGCGAGCGAGATCATCCACGACACGATGGAGTGCCTATTCCATCCGCTGGTCGGGATCCCGCCTGTCTACGCTCATGGCTTGGCGGCCATCCAGGGCCTCGAGATCCAGACCAACTCGGCACGGTTCTTTCAGAACCAGAGTCGGCCCGGTGGCGTGCTTTCCTCAGACATCGAGATCACCGACGAGTTTGCGGCGAAGCTCAAGGATCGCTGGGACGCCAACTACGCGGCCGGAAACACCGGCAAGGTCGCTGTGTTGGGCGGCGGACTCAAGTATCATCCGATGGCGACCAACGCGGTCGACGCACAGCTAGTCGAGCAACTGAAGATGAGCGCGGAGATGGTCTGTTCGACCTTCCACGTTCCCGCCTTCATGATCGGAGCCGGCACCATCCCGGCCGGGCAGAAGGTCGAAGACCTGATCCAGATCTATTACGCCCAGTGCCTGCATAAGTTGATGGACGCGATCCAGACGCTTTTGATCGAGGGCCTCGGGCTCGACTCGCCCAAGGAGGGCGAGAAGTACCGGGTCCAGTTCGACCTCGACGACCTGATGAAGATGGACGGCGTGTCGTTCATCTTGAGCATCAAGACTGCGATCGACGCTTCGGTGATGGCGCCCAACGAGGGGCGCAGGAAGATGAATCTGAAGCCCGTTCCGGGTGGCGATGCGCCGTTGTCACAGCAGCAGAATTACTCGCTCGAGGCGCTTTCGAAGCGCGACGCCGGGCCGGATCCGTTCGCCACCGAAAAGCCCGCCGCACCGGCGGAACCCGCCAAGCCGCCTGTGGACGAGGAAGCCCGCGCCTCCGCGGCCACAGCTCAGCGCGCAGCCGAAGCTTTCTCCCAACGCCTCGCGAACCTAGAGCAGAAGGCGGCGGCCTTGCCCCTCCCGGCTCCCGATGTCGAGAAGCAAACCGCGGCGGCCTTCACCAAGGCCCTGATGGCTCGATTCGATTCGGAGCTCTTGTGTGGCTAGGGACGGTCGGGATGGGCGAGACGGCGCCGATGGTAAGGACGGCGAACCGGGCAAGGACGGCCGAGACGGCGTTGACGGCAAGGATGGCCTGAATGGCAAGGATGGCCGCGACGGTGTTCCTATCAAGCCCTCTGCCTACCGCTTCGAGATCATCCGCGACGAGAACACCGGCCTGATGCTCGAACTCATCGCGACACCGATTTAAGAACGAGTTCGAAGGAAAAGCCATGTCCCTCCTGTCGCTTTCCGAAGCCTCTGACGACACCAGCTTTCAGCGCCGGGCATTCATGGCGCTCATGAGCCCCGCGGTGAACATCATCAACGAGGACCCGCAGACGCCCGAACATGCGGAGCGCCTGGAATGGGCGCAGAAGGCGCTGACCGACACGCTGAGCATCAGCCCCCGGCAGCTGGCGCTTCAGATCCTGCGCAACCCCACTATCGCGGCCCAGCAAAGCATGGCCGATGTGCCCGACGGCGACATCGAGTTCCAAGTGGTCTCGGTGCTTGCTGACCTCATCAGGATCGGCTGATGGCTGACCTCAAGACCAAGTACCCGAGCACGAGCTCGCAGGCGATCACGCTGACGTCGGCGTCGCTCGCCAGCGATACGAACCTGCTTGCGGGCCGCGCGTCGACGGCGATCGA